GTTGCAGCTGTAGCAGTGGCTGGACTGATCAGCTATATGACTATGCTCCGCAGCGAAACGTCAAAAGTCGTTGATGAGATCCGCAAAATCCCCGAGGCGATGACGGCCGCCAAGCGGGCACAGATGGCGGATTACAAGGAACGTCTTGATCGCCAAATAGCTCAGAAGGAGCAGGAGCTAAATTCTGGTGAAAAAATGGTCTACGGACCAGGGATGGCCGGAACCACTATCAAAATTGACCGTAAGAAGGTCGAGTCCGAACTGAGCGACCTTCGCAAACAACGCGATAGAGTTAGTGGGACTATTGATCTGGGGGACACTGCCGTCTCCAAACGTCTCGCAAAAGAGGCGGCTGAATCTCAGATTGAAAAAATCCGCGATGAAAACAAAGATTTTTCGGCCAAGTTCGTGAAAGCGCGCCAGGAAGCTTTGGATAAAATTCAGAAGATCAATGACGACAAGTCTTTGTCCGATGATGAAAAGAACAAGCTGCTGGGGCCATTACGAGAAACGGTAAATAAATCTTATCTGGTACCAGCCCAAAAGTTGGTTGAGTCTTTATCATCGCGCAAGACCGCAACTGAAAAGCAGATCGCACACTTCAGCGATCTGCTGGAAAAGGCGAAAAAAGAAGGAAACACAGAACAGGTACAGAAGCTGCAGGGCAGTATTCGTGGCTATCAGGAACATCTTGAAACTGTTGCTCAGGAACTGACACAGGCTGAGTTTGAACGCGATAACGCGGCGAAAACCGGAAAGGGCGTGAAGACCAACCAGGGAACAGTGCTTGGGTTGGGCACCAGCGACAAAGGCGCTGATAAAGCGCTCGCGCAGTACATGCGCAACCAGATGGACTCTGCGGTTTACCAGCGCACGCTGCCTGATGGCACACCAATGATGGATTTTGAAGGAAAACCTATCATTGGGCCGAAGCAGCTTAAAACCCAGCTTAACCTGCAGAAAGCCTCCACTGCATCGTCTCTGGAAAAGATGAGCGAGAAGGAGCGTGCAGCCGCCATAGCCGCACTAACCAAAGCTCGTGAACAGGATGCTGCTGCCGCCGAGAGGGCGGGGAAGCGTACCGCGAATGCCTCTGAACGCGCCGCGAAGAGGGAGGAAAGTGCGCAACAGAAGCTGGCTGCCGGCTTCCAGAAGGCTCTGGATAAAGCTGATCAGCTCATGGGGCAAATGGGCGAAAGTTCAAAGGCCACCGTGTCGTTTGATCAGTCGCTGCGTGATGTCACTAAGTCACTAACCGATCTTGCAAACGCCACGCCTAACGAGTTTATCTCGCAGGAGATGGTTGACCAGGCCAAAAAACGTCTCGCGGATTTGAGGAACGCTACCCCCGAATACCGTGAAATGTTTAATCGCCGCAACGTCGAGCAAATGATCAGTGCTTGGGCTCCGGAATCGGATTCGATTATCAGCGCAGGCTTGATGCAAAGCCATGAGGAGAAGGCTGCCGAGTTTTCGGATACCTACAACCGCAATCTTAAGGCGCTGATCGAGCTGCGTGATAAGGCGACTGACCCGAAAATCATCTCGCTTTACAACAAGCAGCTTAATCAGCTGGTGGCCGCTGGCAACAATGCGCTGATTAAGCAAACAGGCACAGCGACCCAGCAGTTGGCTCTGGAGTATGAGAACCTGGCTGAGCAGATCGAAGGTACCTGGACAGATCTGTTTAGCGGCTTAACTGACACGCTTACTGACTTTGTTGTTAACGGGAAGATGAGCTTCTCCAGTCTGGCCACATCGATCCTTAAAGACATCACCAACATGGTCGTGAAGACCCAGATCACTCTGCCTCTCATGAATATGTTGGGAATGGGAACGACAAACGCCGGCAATGCACAAAGTGGAAATCTCATGAATGGCGTAGCGTCTGCGATCGCTAATCAAGGGGTTCAGCTAGGTAATTCTGGTGTGTCGGTGGCCAATGGGGATAAATCTGTCGGCGAGGCCACCAAGGAGACAGCCTCCGGCGTGAGCTCTATGGGGCAAGCGTCTCAGAATGCGGCCAGTGGTTTAAGCCAGGCGGTGAATGGTGTCTGGGACTGGACGAAGTCATTGTTCACCGGTACTGACGCTACGAAAGATCAAACCAAAGCGGTTAACAGCAGCATCCTCAGTATGGGGAATCTGTCTACCGCGGCTGGGGCGCTGGCAGCTACATTCGCCATGGTAGGTGCTTCGTCGTCGAGTTCGTCCAGCCGTTGGCTGAATTTCGGTCTGTCACTGGCCAGTACCGCAGTGTCCGCTTGGGCTGGGTCTTCGACGCCATCAGGCTCAAAGCCAAATGTGAAGAAGCACGCCAATGGCGGCATCTTTGGCAGGGAAGGGGTTGTGCCTCTGAGAGCTTATCAGAAAGGCGGAATTGCCACCTCACCACAGTTGGCGATGTTTGGCGAGGGCTCAATGAACGAGGCTTACGTTCCGTTGCCAGATGGTCGAACCATTCCAGTCACACTTTCTGCAGAGTCGGCTGGAAAGAGCACGGGTAACGCGGTGTCCCCTGTCTCAATTCAGATCAATGTGACCAAGGATGGACGAACCAGCGAGAGCAGCAGTGGAAGCGAGAGCAATCTCTGGAACGGTGCAGCGCGGCAAATTAAGTCGATTGTGCTTGAGACGATTGCCGAAGAGAAACGTTCTGGTGGTTCACTTAATCCGCATACCACCAGAGGGTAGTAAAGCCGGCCGCCTCAGCGGGCGGCCATCACAAGGAAGTGATATGTCGAGGAAAGTATTTAATTGGTATCCAGATTATGAGTCTGAGAAAACCGTAAAGCCTAACGTGACCGTGCTGAACTACGGCGACGATTACGAGCAGCGCCAGTCGCAGGGGCTCAATCGGATTAAAGAAGAGTGGTCTCTCACGTTCACCCGCAGCCATGACGTGGTAAACGACGTTGATGACTTTTTGACTGCCCGCGCAGGGGTGGAGTCATTCATTTGGACTAACCCAAGAGGCAAAGCAATTATCGTGGTTTGTGATAGCCATACGGTAAAGCGTTACCCAGGCTATCAAGTGCTTACGGCAACATTTAGACAGGTTTTTGAGTCTTAATTTGCGGCTATAGATAAGTAAGTGCTTATCTATTATTATATATCAACGCCACAGGATGTGACGTTGAGTTTTTCAAGGATGAAGTGATGGGTATTAGAGCTGATATTCAGAGTTTATCGCCTTCTGCGCTCATTGAGTTGTTCGAGCTGGATATGTCGGTGACAACCTCCGGCGGCAAGTTGTATTTCCATGCCGGCACCAACGGGCTTAGCCAGCCAATTGTCTGGCAGGGAGTTTCCTATGAGCCGTGGCCAATTAAAGCGTCTGGCTTTGATAAAAGCGGTCAGGGAACACTTCCTCGTCCAAAGATTCAGGTTTCCAACTACGACGGTGTAATTTCTGCGGAGCTGCAGGCCAATGACGATCTGATTGGCTGCAAAATCATTCGCAAGATGACGCTTGCACGTTTTCTGGATGCGGTGAACTTTCCGGATGGAAACCCGACCGCAGACCCAAGTCAGCATTTCGCTGATGAAATGTGGTTCGTCGAACAGAAGACCCTGGAGACGCACCAGTATGTCGAATTCGAGCTGTCCAGCGTCTTAGATCTGATGGGCGTTCAACTGCCGTATCGTCAGATCATCAAAAACAGCTGCCCGTGGAAATATCGCGGAACAGAGTGTGGCTACACCGGCCCATATTTCGACAAAAACAACCAGCAAACCTCTTTGGCCGGCGCCGACTACTGCACCAAGCGTTACGACGCCTGTAATGCTCGTCGCAACTACTTCGCGAATGGCGTTATTCATTTTGGCGGATTTATTGGGGCGACACGATATGAGTAACCAGACGTTACCTGAGCTGGGCTCAGAAGTCATGCAGGATATCTATCGTTGCGCTATCCAACGTTACCCGAATGAAGCGTGTGGCTTTCTGGTACGCACACAGGGTGAGAAATATCGCTTTATGGAAGCGATGAATGTCTCTGAAACGCCACGTGAGGATTTTGTCATGCGTGCCAGCGACATTATTGCGGCCGAAGATGCTGGGGAAGTGATCGCTATTTGGCACTCTCACGTGGAGCGCAGCGCAGAGGCGTCAGACCCGGATCGCTCCGGGTGCGAGGCGACGGAACTACCGTGGATGATTCTGGCAATTCGCAAAAATGTGGAAAGCGATATGCCATTCCACTTTAGCGAAATGAACGTCATTTATCCGTGTGGTTTTGAGATGCCCTACCTCGGGCGCCCATACGTATTCGGTGTGTTTGATTGCTGGATGCTGTGCCGCGATTACCTAAAGCGTGAATTTGACGTTGAGCTGAATGCAAACGCCCACCTGCATATTCCTTCCTGGTACACGGGGGACAACGACATCCTCGACCAGAACTACCGAAATGAAGGACTTGTCCGCATGGCGCCGGGGACGGAACCCCAGCGCGGCGACATCTTCTTCATCCAGTACGGGAAAATGCCAGATCACTGCGCGGTATACATCGGCGACGGCATGATCATGCATCACCAGATCGACCGTCTCAGCTGTCGGGCTTATTACGGTGGGATGTATCAGAAGCACACGACGCATCACCTGCGTCACAGGGATTTACTCAAGGGAGACGAGACGTGTCTGAATTAGTTCATGTTCAGCTCGGCGGTGCGATGGCAAAGAACTTTGGCCGCCACTGGAAATTGAAGGTGCGCAACACCAAACAAGCCATCGATTTGATTGAGGCGAATCGCCCGGGCTTTAAAGCTTGGATTAAACGTAACCGTAACCACTTCGATAAGTACCACATCCAGGTCACAAATAAGCAGGGCCACAAGTGGTCAATGGACGACACCGAATACCAGATGATGGGCGAGTCGGAAAATATCGCAAAAATCCGCATTACTCCCGTACCACGTGGCAGCGGTGGTAAGGCGTTTGGGTGGTTCCAGACTTTCGTGGGCGCCGCGATGATCGCTGTCGGCGCTCTGGCCTCTGGGCTGACTTTTGGTGCGTCTTCCGCGCTGGTGATGGGAGGGATGTCATTGATGATGGGCGGTGTGTCCATGCTGATTTCGCCGCAGGCATCAAATGCGTCTGTCAGACAGGCGGATAACACGGATTCGTTTTATTTCGATGGGCCTCAAAACACCAGCAACCAGGGAAACCCGGTTCAGCTTAATTACGGCGAGGAAATTTTAGTTGGCTCACAGATTGTGAGTTCTTCAATCACCATAGACCAACTGTAAGGGAAGTTTTTTGAACATGGATCAGTTCAAGAAAAAGAGATTGCCCCTCCTGATTGCGGGAGCGGGCGGCAAAAAGAGCTCAGGCTCAAGCCGTACACCAGTTGAAGCGGATGATACCGTTAATTCGCGGGCCATGGCGTCTATCCTCGATCTGCTCGGGGAAGGTGTTGTTGGTGGGCTTATTAACGGTGCTAAATCTATCTTCATCGATGGCGTGGCGCTGGAGAACGAAGACGGATCATTCAACTATTCCGGTGTAACCTGGGATTTCCGGGATGGTTCACAAGACCAAAGTCCGATGCCTGGTTTCGATTTTGTCGAAACGCCAAAGGCCGTTAACACACAGCTGAAAACCACAAACGCGGTTACGGTCGCCATCGATAACGACGACGCTGATCGTGTCCGAGTGATCATGAAGTTCCCGTCGCTGCGTAGCATTGACAAGAAAACAGGGGACACAAACGGTACTTCGGTCCAGTTTAAGTTCCAGCTGGCCAACGGCAATGGCTCTTTCTATGACGTGATTGCTGCAGGTGAGAGCAGCTCTGACGTGACGCTGACTGCGAAAAAGACTGGTGTCTACTACCGCAGTTACGAAATCCAGCTTCCAAAGCCTGGGCGTGCCTATAAAGTGCGCGTGCATCGTCTCTCCGCTGACAGCAACGATCAGTATCTCTTTAACGATACTTGGGTCGACTCTATCGGTGAGATCGTTGACACCCCAATGAACTACCCGAACTCCGTTCTGGTTGGCCTTAAGGTTAACTCTGAGCAGTTTGGTAGCTCTATGCCGTCACGTTCGTATCTTATCCGTGGCCTCAAAATCCGTGTGCCTTCGAATTATGATGAAAACACGAACACTTATAACGGCGTTTGGGATGGAACCTTTAAGCTTCTGTCGTCTTCCAACCCTGCCTGGATTCTGTTCGATCTGCTGACCAATGCTCGTTATGGCCTCGGCAAATTTGTTTCGGAGTCAATGATTGACCTTGGCCAGCTTTATCAGATCGGTCGCTACTGCGACGAAGAGGTTGATGATGGCTTTGGCGGCAAAGAAAAACGCTTTGCAATCAACACCCAGATCACCAGTCGTCAGGACGCTTATCGTCTGATTCAGGATATTGCCGGCGCTTTCCGTGGCATGGTTTTCTGGGCTGGTGGCATGGTGAATATCATGCAGGACAGCCCGTCTGACCCTGTCATGCTGTTTACCAATGCGAACGTAAAAGATGGCCTGTTTACCTATAAAGGCTCAGCTCGAAAAGACCGGCCGTCCGTAGCGTTGATCACTTATAACAACAAACAAGACGGCTATAAGCAGAACGTTGAGTATGTTGAAGATCAGGAAGCGATGGCCCGATACGGGGAGCGCAAGACCGAGGCCGTTGCGTTCGGATGCACCAGCCGAGGTCAGGCTCATCGTGTAGGTTTGTGGCTGCTCTATACCGCGCGTATGGAGTCGGACATGATCACCTTTACCGCGGGCCTGGACGCCTCGTTCCTGATGCCGGGCGAAACCGTTCTGATTCAGAACAAATATCGTGCCGGCAAACGCAATTCCGGTCGCATTGTCTCTTTCACCAAAAACAGCATCACCCTCGATGCACCTGTCTCTCTGAAAAAGAGCGGTAGCTTCATCCGCATCATCAATCAGGAAGGCAAAATCGTTGAGCGAGACATCAACGAGACCGGCGACAACATCACTAAAGTTACCTTCAAGACGGCGTTGGCCACAGCCGATCAACCAGTAGCGAATGGCGTCTGGACGATCACCGAACCAGACCTGGTTCCAATGCGGGCGCGCGTTGTCGCTATCGCGCAAGGTGAAACCCCGGGGTCGTTTGATATCACGGTGGTGCAGAACAATGCATCTAAGTACCAGGCGATTGATAACGGGGCCACGCTCGTTCCAGAAAATACGACGGTTCTTGATCCCACATATTCCAAACCGAGCAATCTGGTCATCTCAGAAGGCACCTATCTGTCCAGTCCGGGCAACTTGTCCGTGAAGCTGATGCTTGCCTGGGAAGGTAAATCACCAGAATACTGGGTCAGCTGGCGCCGCTCCGACGAGGGCAACGTCTCCAACTGGCAATCTGCCCGCGCCACGGAAGAACAATATGAAATCGTCAATGTTGCCGAAAATGGGCGATATGACTTCCAGCTGTATTCCGTTTCCTTCGGCGGCAAAAAATCCGAGATCATTACTGCTGTCTATCAGGTAAAAGGCACGATGACGCCGCCAGGGGCGCCCACATCACTGACCGCGGTGGGGGATTATCGTAACGTGGTATTGAATTGGGTTAACCCTGATTCAGTCGACCTCGCGCAGATCAACGTGTATGCGTCCAAAACAAATAAGCTGGACACCGCGACACTCATTGCTCAGGCCGCCACAACGACTTTCACTCACGCTGGGCTGGGTGACAACGAGACCTGGTATTACTGGATTCGTGCGGTAAACAAACGTGGGATGGTAGGCCAGCCGAACTCGAACCTCGGTACAGAGGCCACCACTCGCGACGTATTGTCTTTCCTGAAAGACAAGATCACATCTTCTGAACTCGGCAAAGAGCTGCTCGACGAAATCGACAGCAAAGCCACTCAGGAGGCGGTAGACAACGCCATTGGCGAGGTTCAGAACTCAGTCAACGAGTCTATTCAGCAAGTTGAAAACGACCTTGCGCAAACCTCCTCCGAAATTAAGGCGCAGGTTGACTCTGTCAATCAGTCGCTGAAAGAGGACATTGATACCGTCAATCAGACAATTGTCGACAATATCGATACGGTCAACCAGACGATCAATACCAACATCTCCAACGTAAACAGCCAAATTGAAGCTGCAAAACAGTCTATTAAAGACGGCGACGCTGCTCTGTCGCAGGAGATTAAGAATGCGCAGTCATCACTGACAACGTCGCTGTCCCAGACCAGCAAAGATCTGACTGCGGCCATTCAGAAAGAGACGAATGACCGTATTGCAGATGTTAATGATGCAGCCAAGCAAGCGGCCGACCAACTGCTGAGCGCGAAGAATGAGCTGAAAACCTCTATCGATAGCTTGTCTGAGGTTGTGACCTCCGGTGACGAAAACCTCGCGCGACAGATCTCGCAGATTGCCGCTGGCACAGGGGAACAGTTCGACTCTCTGAAAATCTGGTATTTCGACCAGGACGCTGAAGGCTGGACGGAAGATGATAATGGCTACACGCCAATGAGCGTCACCAGCGATGGCTGGCTGAAAGCGAACAATCCGACCTCAACCTGTCGTTCCCCTAACGGATTGACGATCGATGCCCATGCTTATCGTTTCATTAAGATGCGCATTAAAAAGGTTGGCAACCCAACCTGGAACGCCAAAATGTTCTGGATCGGCGCTGATGAAACCGGCTGGAATGCTGGTCGCTCCGTGGTTATCAGTGAACCGGAATACGATGACAAGGGTATTGCGATTCTGACCCTGCACGACATTGAGTGGCGGGATTCGACAACGATTCGTCGTTTCCGCTTCGATTTCACTTCAGGTCAGGATGCGGACAATTACCTGTTATTCGACTGGATCGCCGTTGGTCGACCGACGCCGGGCGCAGGCATGGCCGCGTTACAGGAAGAGCAGCAGGCTCGTGCGAATGCAGATACCGCCGAAGCGCAGGCGCGCAGCACATTGGCTGCACAAATCCGCGGTTCATCTGAAAGCGGAAATCTGGACGACATTCGTTCTGGCCTGATCTATCAGGAGAAAAATGCTCGTATCACTGCCGATGCTGCGGAAGCTAGTGCGCGTGAATCCCTGCAGACTGAATTCAACAGAAACAAAGCCTCTGTTGCAGAAGAGCTGCATACGCTGTCCACTGAAC